CTCCTGAGACATTAGTAGCTAAGAAGATTGGAGTACAGCAGAAGATAAAAGTTTTGACAGACGAGATAGATTCTATGGAGCTTGGTGGGGGCAAAGTCATTGTTATTCCTGTAGAAGTTATAGAAGAGAAGAAAGCGTTACTTAAAAAGTTAGTGTATGAGTTTGGACTTGTAACAAAAGCTGAAAGATTATTAGCGAATAAGAAGCTATTAAAAATACTTCCGTCTAGATCTAAGCTTCAAAAAGATATTGTTAAGTCAAGTGCTACGTTGGAGTCTTTGTTAAAAGATGTTAGAAAGGCAGAAAAGGCTAGGAACGAAATTATTGCTGAGATAGAAAAAAAGTATAATGTATCAAAGGAGTTCTTTGTTCCTGCTATAACTAAGAAGGATATTCTTGCTAAGTTGACTCCAGAGGCAGAGGGGCTTCTTAAGGGAAAGTTGTCGGCTAAGGGGATTATTGGAAGCGTAGTTACGGATGCAGAGATTTCATCTTTTGTAGCTGGAATTTCTTTGTATGATAAGTATAATACTTTGATTCTTATTAAGAAACTTCCAAAAGCAGGTAAGGCATCTGTACAAGTACAGAAGCTTGTGAATGAGATTCTTTTATCCATGGATGATTATGAGAAGTCTGTAGCTTTGAGTTTATTGAAAAGGAGAAGATAATGCAAGGATTAATTGTTAGACTTAATACAGATGGTACAGGAAACGGAATTGGAAGATGGCTTTGGCTTAATGGACAATTTGGGTATGAAAGTAAGGATCAGACATTTATCGAGGATATGAAGATAATAAAAAAAGAAGGTATTTATGATCCCATATATGATGAGGCCATTATATTTGGTAGTGCTCTCTTTGGGGAGATCTCAAATCATCTAGCTTCATATGGGTATTCATTGATAGATAGTGACAACGTTAGAGATTTTGCTGATAGGTTTGCATTGTCCATTGATATTGTACTAGCTTCTGGCAATGCAGATCAAACAGATATTGGATATGTTATAGATCTTAAAAATTCTCGTATAGTTGGAGTATGGAAATATTATAGTGGGAAGCATGTTTTTGATGTTTCAGATTTTAGATTTGTATCTTTTATCTCCGATAAGCTTGGAAAAGAAATTGAAATTCCTACTCTTAGCGTATTTACTAGTGGTACATACATTGATGCGTATGAGAAGAAACAATTTGATTCATTATCATTACCAGAAATGAGATTTGTTTTAGCAAATGGGGAATTCACAATAGTTCCTGCTTTTGGTATAGAAGAATTTCTGGTTTCTTCCCCTTAAAATATGCTTGACATAATCCTAGTATATGATATTCTTTCCTAAGAAAGGAGGTGAGTCACGTGGCAATTGCTGAACCAGTAGATACTTTAGATTTCGATTTATCCTTTAATTTATCGCGCTTTTTCGAGGCGCCGTCTGAACCAGATACGGGCGATGATCTGGTTCGTACTGGTACAATTTATACAGGGCCTAAGCCTGTACCTGGAGATTGGGTAGTAGAGGGATATGCTACTACAGCGGATCTAGGAAGTGACGATGCAATAATTACAAAGGAAGCTCAGGCTAAGGCAATTGGAGATTTCAAAAATAGAAATACTGTTTTATACAATCACAATCTTGATAAGCCAGTAGCAAGAATATCTGCTGCTAGGGCTGAACCAAAAGGAATGTGGATACAAGCTGTTCTGAGTAAATCGGCTGGAGATATTTGGAATTTAGTTCAAGAGGGAATCATAAGTAAATTTTCTACTAGAACAAAAAATAGAAAGTCTAGTTTTGTTCAAGACGATACTACAAATAGAGAGGTATTAAAGATTTCGGAAATTGAAGTATTGGAAGTTTCTCTGGTCTCCGTACCTGCTGTGCATCAAGCATTTATGACAAATGCTTATGTTCAGCGGGCAATGAAAATCTGGAAAGGAGGTGATACGGAAATGGCAACCGCAACTAAAGAGACAGTTCGTACCGAGCCCATTCCTGCTGAGGAAGCGAAGAAGGAAGAGGTAACCGTTGACGTTGCTGCTCTTGCACAGAAGGTAGACGGAATTGAGGCTTCAGTGCAGGACATTGCCCGCAGTATTGGCGATCTTGCCGATGGTGTTCGCACTATTGGCGAGACAGTTAGCGGGCTTGTTGAGGCGGATGCAGCGCGTTCCTCGCAGAGTGAGGTTACACCGCCTGCTGTTGAAGCGACTCCGCAGGCTAGTACAGAGAGCACTGTGTCTAAAGAACTCTCGGATATGAAGAAGTCAATTGGAGATATGATGAAGGACTTTAAGCGTTCAATGACTTCTATGGCTGAGACAGTAAATAGACAGTCCGCTCCTGGTATTTCTTCTAGAGATGGAGAGGCAACCACGCCCGAGAATGGTGGACCAAAGGCGGTGTTTAATTCTAAGGAATACACCGATTTAAATGCTGCGGACAAGATTCGTGTTCTGTCTGATAGTTTGGCCCGTAGTTGGTTTGGGCATAACGGCTAACTTGAGGGGAGGTGAATACACAGTGTTTAAGAATCTGAAGGATCAACTTCTTCGTGCGCTTAGTCAAACTGGTGTTGGTACTGTTTTGGTGCAGGAGGAAATTGATAGGGTAGTGACACAGTTGGTTGAGTATAATAACCCACTGCGTCAGAATTTCCCCCGCAAGGGTAGAGGCGGATCAGCATGGAAGCTGAATCAGCGGACTCCTGGAACTACGGCTGCTCAGTTCGTTGCTGATACTGATAGTTTTGATGAGTCTACTGGAACGTATGAACAGGTTTCATTTGCCTTCGAGACACTCGGAACTCAGGGTAAGGTAACTCGTAAGGCCCAAGCTATTGGGCAGACTTACGCAGATATTCTTGCTGATGAAATCGAAGCGAAAGCGGAAGATTTCAAGGACTATGAGGACTGGGCTCTCTTCTGGGCAGATGCAGACAACGATAACCAGTGGGATGGGCTTAATGCTCTTTGTAGTTCTAGTAACATCGTTACTACAACTACATCTTCCAATGGGGCTTCTGTTACTCTTGCGCTGATGGATGAATTCCTCGATTCTATTCGTGGAAATCCGTCCATGATTCTTTGTAGTAAGAAGGGTCGTCGGCGTCTGAGTGCACTTCTTCAGTCGCAACAGCAGTTTGTTAACACGATTGAGATTGCTGGTGGATTTAGAGTAATGACTTATGATGGAATTCCTATTCTTCATAGCTCGAATATGCCTGATATTCTTGCGTTTGATGGATCGGATATTACTTCGACCACTAGCGGTTCTCTAACCGCGTTCTTCGCTGTTGATACTGACAAGACATTTGTTGGTGAGCTTACTCCTCTTAAGACTATGCCACTAGCGAAGACCTCTTCTCAGTTTGATCTGTTTGATATTTATGAGGACACCACGATGGTTTGTCGTGATCCTCGGTCGATTGCTAAACTGGTGGGTGTACTGTAGGTTAAATCTTCGACGCATTAAATGCGCGATACCTACTAATACAGGTGCTATCATGGCTTGGAAATTGAGACATCCGACTATTGTTTCTGACGAGTTGCGGATGAATACGTATGGGGAACAAGTAATCTTTCGTAAGGGAGAAGGAATTTGTCACACAGCAGATGCTAAGAATTATTTGTTAAAAAAGGGATTTATTTTGATTGAGGAAATAACTGAAAATGCGAATAGTAGCTCCGGGGCAGACAGCTAAATTTGTATTCAAATTTAGAAATGAATCTACCGGAGATCTTGTTGCTATAACTTCTCCTCAAGGTAGCATATTCGATATTTCTGGATCTGTAGCGGCTACAACAGCATCTCTTTCTGCCGGGGATGCTACAGGAAGTTACACGTTATCTTGGGCTGTTCCTGCGGGTACAACTGTTGGTACGTATAGGGCAATAGGGTTTGGTACGTATGGTGGAGAGACCGTTTTTGCGGACTCTCCATATTTATTTGAAGTATCTCCAGCGACTGAGATATTAGCTTATGCTTCTGTTGGAGAATTAATTACATATCTAGATTTAGCAGAATCTGAAATAACTAATTTTGCTCTTGTTCGTGATATTCTATACGCAGCTTCTTCTGCCATAGATAGATATTGTGGAAGATCGTTTATTAAAAAAGCGTATACGCATAGAGAGAATATTTATAAGCAGACTATAATTTTTGTTGAGCATTACCCGATTGTTTCTATTTCATCTATTACTGTTGATACTACCACAACACTTACTTCAGATGATTATTATGTTTATTATGATACAGGAAAGGTAGAGTTTGATGTTGAGCATACTGGGGAGCTTGTCCTAGCATATACTTCTGGGCTTTCTTCTATTCCTCAAGATATTCATGCAGCATGTTTGAGAGTAGCATCTAAGCTTTTCAACACTAGAAGAAAAGAAGGAGTATCAAACGAAACATTACTTTCGTATTCGTATTCTATGGATCCTAGAATCTTTGATGATAGCATAAAAGATCTTTTGAATAGTTATAAACACGTACATATGCGGTAGAGATGCTAGATGCACACTATAATGCTATATGCACAGTATCAAGGATGGTTGCGTATGTTTATGACGGATCCATCCCAACCACTGTGTCTGCAATAGCCTCCTTCGCTACGGAATCTTATTTAAATATTTTTATTGGAGATACGCCTACTACATTAAACCTAACTCTTGTTGGTGACATTACTGAAGCCGTAGCTTTTGATGCTGATACTAGGTATGCTAGAACTACAGGTTCATTTAATTCAGTAAGTAGTATTTATAGTGATATTGGAACTACAGCTAGTACGTTGCAGGTTCAAGCTGTTTCTTATGCGAATGATATTTTAGAATTTCCGTTAGAGATTGAAACTTTTCATGGTATGTTTATGAGAAGGGGGCAGCCTGTTTCTTACATGCCACAGGGGCCTATACAAAGAACTGAAGCTACAATAATGAAGATAGGTGGGGCAGAAATGGTAGAAAACGATGTTATAGAAATTGACGACGGAACAAAATATACGGTTGCTCAGGTTGATGAGATTGTAGACATAACCAGAAAAAGAGTTTGGCGGTTAGGAATTAACCGTCTTCGCACTGAGAATTCTCGTTCTTAACATGCCCTAGAGGCAGGTCCAGACAGGAGTACAGACATGCACGTAGACATTATCATTCCGACTTTGAACAACATGGAACTTCTTCCTTCCTGCATTGCAGAGATAAGGAAGACATGTTCAGAGATTGATCATACTATAGTTATTGCAGCTAATGCATGTAGTGAAGAGATGCGTGCATATGTATCTGCGCTTAACAATTGCGTACTTATCGCATTTGATAAAAATCTAGGTTTTGGTAAAGCGTGTAATGAGGCATTCAAGAAGAGATGGGACGATAGGGCATACAAAGATGAAGAGTCTTACGTACTATTTTTGAATGATGATACACTTCCTACTGCTGATTGGCTAACAAATCTTATTCGTGGATTTCGTATTGCAAGAGAGAAGGTAGGTAATGATGGTCGCATTGGTGCGGTAGGTCCTGTATCTAATTTTGTTGCTGGAAATCAAAAGCTTCGTTTGCAGAATATGCATCCATACAATAGACAGGAGATTAGAAGTAAGCTTATTGAAGGGGCAGTTGGGATTACGCATTTTCTTAGTGGGTTTTGTATTATGCTTAGGGCTAAGATTTTTATGGAGATGGGTTATTTCGATGAAGAATTTCCTTACGGTGCTGAAGATAATGCTTTATGCACGAAGCTTCTATCTGCTGGGTATCATCTTTTTATAGTGTGTGATTCTTATGTATATCATCATGGTTCTGCAACGTTGAATAGTACGCCTAAGTTTAGGCTTGCGCGTGGTGGGGTAGCTTATGTTCCTAAATATTTTGAAAAGTATCGTGTACCGCAGGAATCTACTGAAGTCTTGGGTGTTGTATATAGGGTAAAGCTTAGGGACAATAGATCTGATATTAAATACTTTGTTGAGTCCTTATGTAGATCTTTGCAGTTTGCGGATAAGATACTTATTCTTGATGATGGATCTGCTGTTGATGTAAAGGCAGAAGTTAATGAGGCAATTCTAGCTGTTAGATCTTCTATTAAGTGTGAACTTGCTGATGCACAGGTACGTAAGTATAATAGAGAATTTGATGAACGTCGAGACAGAAATGAGCTATATCAATGGGCAGTATTTGAGGGCTGTACTTGGGTAATGTCTATTGATGCAGATGAAGTAGTTGAAGATAAAGTTACACGTGAATACATGCAGAGACTCATGCATCCCCCCATCCCACATTTATTCGCTTATTCAGTACATTTTTATACAATGTGGAATTCAGAGGATTCATATAGATCTGATGGTCTTTGGGGAAGGATGCTTAATCCAAGGATTTATCGTATACAGCCCAACAGGGCGATTGTTGGTGGGGCAAAGTCTACACTACATGTTGAGCACATACCTCGTCTTCCAGACGGATGTATTGGTGTAAGTTCTATTCGTATTAAGCATTATGGATATGTTGATAGAAAAGAGCGTGAGAGAAAATTTGATTACTATCAGAATCTCGATCAAGATAAGCAGCCTGGGTTAATTGGTGGAGAGGATTACGGTCACATTGTTGATGAGTCTGGATTATTTATGCGGGATTGGGTAGAGGATAATTCTATCTGTATTGCTTCTATAGTAAAAGATGAGATACTCCAGCTACCAGAATTTATTCAAAACGTGTGGCCTTTTGTAGATAATATACATCTAGAAGATACAGGATCTACAGATGGAAGTATTGAATTCCTAGAGTCCTGCAATGTAGATTTATCCAAGCTTGCTTGGCGAGAGAATTTTGGTTTACACAGGAACAATGCAGTAGCTAGGGCTACTGATACATGGGTATTACAGTTAGACATGGATGAGAGGGTTCCTGATTGGGCCAAGGTGCGCAGGATGTTGGATGTTGCAGGGGCTAATGCATTTATGTTTTATGTTGAAAATATTGCTAAGAATGGAAAGGTGTCTGTTTCTGAGACTGTACGGCTTTTCAAGAGCGAGCTAGGTCTTAGATATAGTGGAAGGATTCACGAGACTGTTGATAATGCTATGCGTCTTCAGAGAACTAAACCATTACGCTCTATTGTTAATATTGTACATCTTGGTTTCCTAAGAGATGATGGTAATTTGAAAGGCAAGTTTTTTAACTATATGACATTGAATCTTAGAGATTTACAGGAAAATCCAGATGATCCTAGAGCATATTACAACATAGCCTTACATTTAGGGGAGGAGCCTAAGTATCTAGATCTAGCTATGATTTATCTTGCTAAGTCCATTCAGTTAGACCCTAAATTCTATCAACCTATGAAAGATCTAGCAGCGCATCACATCAAACGTGCCCACGAATTATTTAGTAGGCTTGTCAAGATTCTTCCTCCCGATCATATATTTAGTGCTCATACTCAAGAGAAGTTGGATATGCTAGATCAGCTTGTTCCAAAGGGATACAACACTCCTGAGCACATAAAAGAATTTTTTGATGATCCTAAGAATGGTTTTCCTAATGGTCCTCCTATTGATGCTGTGTTTGATGTACTACCATTTCTATCTTCTGGAGAAGATGAGAACAATATTTTAGAGGATCAAAAGGCTGAAAAAGAATGCCAGATCTTGCAACTGAGATAAAGGGAGATCTATTAAAAAAGCTTGAAAAGATAAGAGCTTTAGTGGAGTATAAAATTAAGGAAAATGCTACTTTAGTAGATCATTCTTTACGCGAACTAAAAGAATTAGGCTATCCATATTCCTCAAAGAATCCACAGCACATACATGTTCCAGACTGGTTAGTACATACTCAAACTGGGGCACTAGCGGATTCGATTTCTGTAATTGTGAATGAGGAAACATTGGATATAGAAGTTCACATAGATGAAGTGATTGCTCCACACGCTAAGTTTATTATATATGGTACTTCAAGTATGGTGCCTAGAGATTTTATTAGTGGTACGTTTGAGGAATTGGAAGATGAAATTCAAATGATCTTGGGAGGTAAATAAAAAATGACTAATGTAGTTAAAGAGAAATTGAAAGAAAGATTAAATGGTGGATTTGTTCTTGCTAGGAATGTAGTATTTACAGCAGTGGGGCTTTTGATGATTTGGTTATTAAAAGGATGGAGTGATCGTGTAAATATCGCTGCCGATTGCTATCCAGAAATTAAGCAGACTGTTGAGTTTATTCGTAAAGATATAACAGCGCTTAGTGATACTCAGGTTAGTAATACTAAGAAAATAGATGATATGCAACGTATGCTTATTGGTATAGAAGGAAAAATAAAGGATTAGATAATGGGAAATAGACTCTACAAGATCGCGCTCGACTGCGAATGGGAAACGGATCCTAACACAGGCGAGCGCGTCAACTGGAAAGGCCACACGCCCGAACCGCTCAAGCAGCCGGTCGAGGAAGGCAAGCTCGCCCAGTGGCGTGACCGGATGATGCAGGTGGCCTGCAACGTCGAGACGGGCGACGCGCTGTTCCTGACCGAGAACGCGCTTCCGATCCCGGCTTCGGTCCTCAACTCTGTTGGTGCTGTGGAGCTGTCGGTCGAAGAGGCGGGCGTGTTCATCGTCGAGAGCGGACATTGCCAGGTGCTTCATCCTTCGGTACCCGCAGACCACGTGCTCGGGCCTGGGGAGACGATGATTCCCGGAGAGCCGGTGGATGGAGTGCCGCGCTTCGTCGTCCAGATGAGCGGCGAGAACTCGGCAAGGCTGATGCGGGCCGCGAACGTCCGAGCGAAGCGGTCTCGGGATCTCGACGGGATGCTGGTCGCGGAACGTTTGCAAGCGCTCGCGGAGGGGAACAGGAAGAAGCAGCGACTACTGGAGGACATCACCGGCGGCCATCTCGTGCGAGGTGAGCGATGACTGCCTGGAGCGGGACCTACAA